TCCAGTGAAATTACCTTGAGTGATTTCGATTTCGAACAAACCAAGATCAGCAATACCTTCTAACGAATCATTTGTAAAACTAAAATCCTTACCAATTTTAATAACCTTTTTAGTTACCATTTCATCTACATAAACGTATATATCTTCATGTACTAAAGTTAAATCCATCCCAATCAACCCTTCCTAAGTAATAAAAAAAGAGGGAAATTCCCTCTCTTATTTTGCTGTCCAGTTACTTGAGCCTGTATCACTTTCTTTAATATAGAATGAAGTACCAGCGCCACCATCAGTACGCATATAGATAGAACCACTAGCAGCCTGAACTACTCCATTCGGATCACCTGTACCTGAATAAATTTTCGCATCTGTACTTTGTGGAGAAATAACATTTGCATGAAATTCACCATCAGTTTTCAATTTACCAACAGCCGTTCTATAAAGTTTAGTATCAGCAGCATTAGTACCGTCTCCCCATGACATATAACCATCAGCACGAACCGTTAATCTACTTTGAGCATCACCGAACAGTTTAGTTTGAATCGTTCTATCTGTTATAGCACCGCGCATATAAATCTTTTCTGTACGTTCAGTTCTACCATAAGTGATGATACTTGAGTCATTACCATTATCAGTAATTAAATTCATAACATTGTTGTTACCGATACTATCAGCGAATTCAACCATATCAACACGCGGATTATTAACAACTAAACCAAAACAATTTGTTCCTGTAATAAGAAATTTTTGTCCAGCTGTTACTTTATCACCAGCATAATAACCACCAATGATGTTAGGTTGTCTAATTTCGTAACCTGTACCTGTTGTCAAACCAATACCAAATATATGAGCACCAGCAGTAGCTAAAATTGTCACACCACTAAATAAAGGAGCATACGAACCATCTACTTTAACTTCGTAAGTCTTATTACCTTCAAAACGTGTTCCATATACATTAAGACCAAAAGTTACAGAAGTAGGGAAATTAGGGTTTTGGTTGACTTGTAAACCGACACCGCCATTACCAATTACATTACCACCAACTAATACGATGTTTGTAGGGTTTATGTTATAACCACCTAAAGCATTTCCATGAACATCTAGGTTGTCGAATGTTGCAGAACCCATAGCGTATAAAGCGACTGAATTAATACCCCAACCTTTATTTAAGAAAATTTTGGTATTTTCAATTTTTAAGTTATAAGCGTATTCATCTTTACCACCATCTGCATCAGCTAAAGGAAGGAATGTTTGCCGGTCTAATTTGATTCCGTCGCCACCACAACCACGAATATGCATATCTCTTAATACAACATCATTGAATGAGCGTAGATATAAACCACTTCCACCATTATCATTCCCGACGATTTCAAGACCTTCAACAACTAAACCTGTAATTTTACCACTGTGAGAACGGTTATACGCTTGTCCGATAAATTTGATAATAGAATTTCCGGTTGTAGCAGTTTGTTTAATTACAGTGTGACGTTTAGAATCACCGAAAATTTTAATTGATCTGAATCCGTAAGTTGTAGTGTCAACAGTGTCAGATGAATAGTCAAGAGCTAAAGATGTTACGATATACGTACCTCTAGGGAAGTAAACAGGTAATCCAAATGATTTAGCAATATCAAAAGCCTTTTGAACAGCGATTGTGTCATCTGTTGAATTATCGCCCTTTGCACCAAAACGTTTAACATTCATTCGGCCTAAGAAATTTCCATTTGCCATGTTCGGTACATATCTCCAAGTATCTGAAGATGATTCAGGAAGACTACCAACACCATCATGTGTACCACCACGAAATACTGTTCTTTCCCCAATAGTTACGTTTGTACAAGAAGAATCTAAATCGATATCATAAGGCAATGAAGAAAGTGTATCGAAAGTTGTGAAATCCCCTGTATCAGAAGCAGAAAGGACTTTCTTTTCTTCGATATGTTGATAAAGGTTATCAATTTCTAAACCATGAACATTACGAGCTTTAATCATCGTCTTACCATATTGTCTAACATCAATACCGTCAACTTTAACATTTTTCGAATCTCCATCAACATTAACTAAAAGACCTTCTAAACGTTCAGCGTATAATTTATCAACCTCTACACCTTTCACACCATAAAGATCAACCATTTTGAATCCTGTAGCTAAATGCATCCCTTTACCAGCACACAAGATATCACGAATAGCGAATGATTCACCTTTCTTAACATAAACACCGTACGTAGCTGTTTTAGCCATATCGTAACCATTTAAATTCAAGAAAGTTGAAGCATCAGGGCGCATCAAACGTAACCATCCTTCACCCATATTACGGAATGACAAGCGTTCGTAAACTGATTGGTCACAATAGTTGTCTCCTGATCCTACAATATCCGGTTGATATACAGCACGTCGAAGAGTTGAAAAATAACAATCTTTTAGGTTAATACTTGTATTACGCATTTCAATTGCATCAGTAGCATATGTTGAAGCGAAAATGTTTGTATATTTGGTATCTAATGTGCCTAGACCAGCGAAGGCAAAATTCTTTATCGTGAAGTTTCTCCATACTCCGCCTACTCTAACTGTTCCACTTTCAGTATAGTTAGTCGTGAACATAGCACCGGAATTCTTTTTAACAAATCTTGATACGTTACGTTTCTTACTGTTGAACAAATCAGCGAAGACAGGTGTAGCACCTTCTAGTGTTAATGGACTCAAGATATCATTAGCATCCATAGCGTTTGTATGTGTGTAAATTGTCTTGTTAATCTGATAATTTCCAGGAGGGAAAAATACCGTTCCACCACCATTTGTCATTACGAACACAATAGCTTTTTGAATTGCTACAGTATCGATTTCATCAGTTAGAGAAGTAGCACTAGGATAATCAATTTGAGCTAATGCTAGTGTTGAATACTTCTCACTTAACGGATGACTGTTACCATCACCAATAGCACCAAATTCCTTTACATCTACTCTTCCTGAACGGTTATTAATTTTATCGAATATCTCTTTTATTTTCTTTAATAATTCAGGATATTTGAGAACTGGAATTAAAGCCATTCTATAACCTCCTTTTAGTTATAAGGAAGAGGTATAATTAAATACCTCTTTTTAAATTAAACACCTAATGAGTAATCTATAATGAAACTAGTTTGTGTTCCTGTTGAATACCTTAATGTGTAACGAGGTGATGAATCTTTGAAAAAAGCAAATTTTCCTGTTGTTGTCGATGCTACAAATAAAGCTGAAGAGCCTGATTTAATCGCTACAGCTCCTGCTTTTGTAATTGTATAACCACCAACATCACCAGCATCGCCAATGATATCAACCATTCCGAAAATAGCCGGCAATGGATAAGAAGCATTAGAAGTACCGATAAGAGGTAAAGCGAAATCAGTAGTATCACTGACATACATTCTTCCTTTGATACGGAAATTATTTTTGATATCTTTCGTTATAGATACACCTGTTGCATCGTGTTTAGGTGTAATCACCGCTACATCTAAATAAGAAATAAGTTTATTTATGTTCGTTATTTTTATTTCTGAATCAGCTGAAAGATAAAGTGTACCAAAATTGTATTTATGGTCTTGATTTCGTGTTGTTTCTTCATGTTGGATAAAAACATTTTTAGAGTTAGAACCAACTTGAATAGGTAATGAAATGGTATTACCATTAACATCTGTTCTCTTATGACCAACAATTTTATTACCTTTCATACGTAAACCACTAACAGAATCGATGTTAATAAGACCTTTACAGAAGTTGCCTGAAGCTTGGATTCCATTATCGTCAACCGGATTAATGATAGTGTTATCTTCGATGATTAAATCTTGATATCTGTAAGTTCCTGCTGATGGTGGTGCTGCATCAGACAATTTAATAACGTCATAATCAAGTGTGTTAGAATTTTTAACTGTATTCTTTCTGATTGTTAATCCTTTAACTCCTGCTGTGTAATTACCAGCAGCGATATCAGGTGTTGGATCAGGATTATCGATAGCTCCAACGTATTGATATTCGAACATGCCACGTTTCAAATTATCACCGTAATTTTCTTCAATTGTTAAATTTTCAACGTAGTGTCTAGTTGAAACGATGACTGAAGCGATGCTACTTCCATTCAAAGTGCATCCTTTTACAGATAAATCTTTTGCCCAATAAAATTCAGCAACATGAACTTGCTGAGTTAAAGTAGCGTCATCAACAGTGATATGAACATTAGAAACCTTACAGTTGTTAGCGATTATCTCAACAGGGATAGCTGTGTTACTAGCTCCAACAAACTTAATTCCTATCGCGTTCTTCAAGTTCCAATCACTCACGACGGCATTTTTACAAGCTGAAAAATACGCTGTTCGTTCCACTGGATATTCAGCTATAACATCATTGATTGTTACAGTATCACATTTTTCAAATAGGAACGTGTCAGAACCAGCTTGCTTAAAGTAATTTTGAGATTGAACTTGTGTGTTGATATGCGTCACCTGCGAAAACTCAATATTCTTCGCGTAATTGCTATCTTGTACTTGTGGATCACTACCCCTCATATACAAAGGAAGTTCCACATTATAAAAATTAAGGTTATTACCATTAATACCATTCGACAATCCATTCGTCTGAATTCCATACCGATAACCATTGACAGTGATATCACGTAATTTCAAATTCGTTACAGCACCTAAACTAACTGCCACGCTCGCTCTAACTGTTCCATCTGAAGCTGAAAGAACAGAATCGAATACAACATTTTCTAAAGTCACATTATCGATAGTTGAAGTTGCTTTAATAAGTGGTTTGAAATTTGTGTCTGTTTTTGTATACGTATTTTTCGAAACGATTTTAACATGAGACATTGTGAAATTAGATGAAATCAAAAAAGCGAAAGCATCTTCTACGACAATTGTTGCATAACCAACAATACACCTTAATGACGGAAGGTTCAGATCAGATGTTTTGTTTAATCTGTAAGTTCCAGGAGATAGCAATATAGGTCTACCACTAGCATCTTGACTAGCCTTAACAAAAGCTTGTGTATCATAAGTTGCACCATCTGCTTTAGCTCCTAAATCAGCTAAATTTATAGAACTAAAATCTTTTATAATTGGCATATTTTAACCTCCTATCTCTTAGAATAATTGCGCCCAATCGTATGTGTCATCAGCTAATTTAACGCAAATGTAACACGAATCAGCAACACCAGTTGCACCTTTAATAAAATACTTTATTCCTCTATAACTAGAAGAAGCTGTAGGTAGACTTGTTCCTGTAATAAAACTTGTAGGACTCCAATCAGCACTCGAAGTAGTACCTACCGCTATATAACTAACACCGTTAACAATAGCAATTTGACCTAAAAAGCTAGGTGTGCCTGTGACGGCCGCTGCTGGTTTAGCATGTATAACCGTTCCATCTGTATCACTAGCAGGAACAGCACCACCCGAAACATAACGTAGTTTTCCGGTTGAATCCCACCAAATGCGATAACCACCCATAGTCAGATGCCCACCATTCCAAGCGCTTCCTGTTCGTAATCCTGCTTCAGCTGTGAAATATCCATTTGTTCTAAATCCGTTTTTTCCATCGTTTTGTGGGTTGATATCTTTTCTGATATACGTTGTATCGCCACCCATGTACATAGCTGGTTGGTTAGAAGTGCTATCGAACGTAACTTTCATAATGCTAGTAAATACAGTATCAGGATCTAAAATAGAAGGTTTGTCTCCTCTAATAATTTCAAAAGGTACTCCTGATGCTGTTGCAACAGATGGCATTAATCCACTTCTCTTTAAAAATCCTAAACGATAGTATCCTTCAACATCAGCAAGAACCGCGGATATCTGATTTCCTCCTGGATTTGGTGAAGCTTTAGCATAAGCAAGATTTTCGATTTCGTTCGAACCATCATTAGCTTGTTTTAGACCATATGTTACAGGTTGTTGACATCCGTTTTGGTAGTTGTTTTTGATTGTAATTCTAGGAGAAGTACCCATAACGATAGGAACGTTCATTATTCTTGTTCCGTCACTCATTGTTTCTGTTCGATTGTCTATAAACTTATTTGATTCAATTAATATATCTGAAATGGTGTCTCCTGCTTGCTGATCTAATAATAAGCCGAAATTTTCAGTTGAAACAGGAACTAAATCTGTTATACCATCAGACATCTTAGAAGAACCACAATTCAAGAAAGTGTTATGTGCGATAGTAGCTACTTTCAAACCACGAATTAACATTCCACCACGAGAAGCATTCATAACGATGTTATTACTGATATTTAAGTTTTGTGCTAATTCTTGTGAACTTGTAACTGGATAAACACTACTTTTGAATGGTTTGATAGAGATACCAACACCTTTACCACCATCAGGGCCATCTATAGGGCCTTTTCTCACACCATCAACAACATTACCTAAAACAACACCATGTTTAGGTGCATCTTCAAGGTGAATTCCTGTCCAAGCTGAATCAGTTACCACATTACCTACACACGAGAATGTTGAAGGGCCTGAACCTGTAGCACCAACGCCACCTTCCCATCCGGATAACCAAATTCCACAATAACAAGAGTGTTCAATGATATTTCCGTTACACACGATGTTTTTATTTCCTCTACTAATACTCACACCGTTATCGGCAGACCTTGAAACATGGTTGTTTGAGAAAAACACATTTTCATCATATACAAAACCAATATCCAAACAATTGTCAAATGTATTATCAAATACTCTTACATATCCACCTACACCACCAAACCAAACAGGTAGAGAAGCAATATTTTTGAAAATACAATTCTGAACTGTGATGTTTTTGAATACAGGATTACTCGAACCACTAGGCATCAGACTACCTTCTAATCGTATCGCATGTGAGAAACTAGGGTTTTTAGTTCTATTTCGTTTCGGTCTGATTTCACCATCATCAACAACTCCACCGATAAAACCAACACCATCAAAACTAACGTCTGTTAGACTTTGAGTGGATGTAAAAGCAGCAAACATACCAACACTTGAAGTGATAAATGTTTCTCCTTTTTTACCTTTGAAAGTTAAACCATTAACCATATTTATCGGTTTTCCAACTACATCCATTGTTATCGGTGGAAGTTGTATAGTTTTATTCGCTGCCATATTGATTGCTGCATTAATTGCATCAGCCCACGTATTAGAAGTAGTTTTAAATGGACTTACAAGTATTCCACTTTCAGATAAGTTTGCGCTAATGTTATCAATGTCATCACGAACAACATCACCATTTAATAACTTGTACACATCTAATTCATCTTGTCCACCTTTTTCGTGTTGTGGAGCATGAGGTTGATCACTTCTGTATTTTGTGCTTTCCCACCATGTAGCAGATACGTGTGTTTCTTCTGTGAAAGGTTCATCAAGAATCAAAGTAAAACCATCAACATCTTTAGTGAAACTAATTTCAGGAGATTGTAACATCCCTGTGACATAGACTTGAATAGAAGACTTATCTTTGTTGTAATTAGTTGAGTTAATGATAAATTTCGTTTGTCCAGGTTGTGCATTCCACTCTTGATATCGTTGAATTCCCATAGCATCACTTAAACGTGAGTTAAGATCGTTTATGGTATTATCAACATCAACTAGCCTTTCCAGGTCAACATCTTCAACTAGTGATAATCTACCTTCTAACTCTTGAATAATAGGGAAATCATTTGTACTTTCAAGTGTACCTTCATCTAAAATAGAATCTCGTACAGTTATTTCAAATCCTTTTGTAACTGCAACAATATCACCTGTAGAAGTTTGAATTTCAACTTCACACTTAACCTTTTTCGGTATGGCTAGAACTTGAGAATTCAAAATAATTTCAGCTACACCAGTAAGAGCGCTTTTGATAGTTGCGTTCTGATAAACGATTGTTCCATCAGCTTTCCAAAAAGCAACCCTTACAAGCAATCCTGTTAAATCAATCACTTCGCCATTGTTTCGCAAATTAATTGTTAACTGTGCTGAATTATGATCATTTTGGCCGAATTCAGGTTTAGGATTTCGGTTATCTTTAATGACATCTAGTGTCAATTGATAATTTTTTAAAATGCTCATTTTGTACCTCCTTTATAAATTAACCTACTGATATTAATACTTTTTTTCGCTATCTTTTTCTCTTAAATAAAAACACACCTAAATCAATAGGTGTGTTAATGTATCGGTTTAATCAGAAATACTTACCCTAAGTTTTGTAACCATATTCCTTTTTGGACTTCAATCCACAAAAGATCAAACAATTTTTGGTGTCCAACACTCGTCGGATGAACCCCATCAGGAAGGTATGTGGTATCACTAGTAGAAGTCCAAGCATTTTCGAATCTGCATATTCCTGTATTTTTTTCTGTTGCCACTTCTGCCATTGCATCACGAAACGCCTGAATATAAGGTGTTCTATTTGCGTCAGTCGTTCTTCCAGGTGTACACAAAATTATATGAACATCAGGATTTCGTAAACGAAAAGCATCAATAGTTGTTTTTAAATCATTTTTATAACTTGTTGTTGTTGTTGCGCCACCAGCACAATCATTCATACCTACCCCAATTGTAACTAAGTCAGGATTCAATCTCGAAAGCCAAGGTAAGTTTATAACTACACTAGCTGCAACCGCCCCACCAATCCCTTTGTTCAAATGACGAATCGGACTATAATTGTCACCAATTGCTTTACGCACTCTTGAAGCATATAAGTTATTTCCGTTTGGATTTGTTTCAGATGGGATCGTCCAAGTGATAGAATCACCTATAGCTAAATATAAGCCACCTTTACGCATTTGCTACCACCTCAATTCCATAAATTGAACCATATAATTTACCACTTGCATTTGTTGTTCTTCCTCTTATTTCAACAGTTTTGTTTTCCATTGCAAATATTTCACCATCGAATGTAATAGTAAAAGGTTCACCAGCTCTACACCATGCTACATAAGACACACCACCACTATTAGCAGCGTCAGCTTGATTTATCCCTGTACCAACCGAAATAGTCAATTCTGCATCAACAGAACTTGATACAGTAATAACTCTAGGGTAAAAAATAGTCCCTGCTGAAACTTTCACGTTAGCACCATACGCATAGGTATTATCAGAAGGCATAGTTCCTGCTAATGTAAAAGCATTTCTGTGTCTTCCTTCTCTTGATAGTCTAGCCCAAAATGATTCTGAAATTGAAACGATCTCTTGACCATGTTTTGTATTAAAAGGATTTTCTTTTAAATCACTGTCTTTTTCGTTTGTATCGGTGATCACTTTACCATCTTTACCTTGTTTAGCTGAAGTCTTGTGTTTTCCACTCCAATTCAGAAAATCTTCTGCCATTTTTATACCTCCTAAAAAAAAGCACACCTAAATTAATAGATGTGCTTAATTGTCAATTTGTCGTATCTAGTTGTTACGATACGCCCCCAAGATCAACGGGGTTATTAGGGCGTTTCATGACTTCCATCAGTAGCAAATAGTAAAGCAGAACCCGTTGCTTGACCATCGTACAAGAAACGTTTAGAGTAAGAACCTGAAGCAGATACAGAATCATCACCGTCATCGCCACCACCTGAAAATTGTGGAGAGTTAATGTCAGCGTTATGGAAGTAGTTAACTTCTACGATATCACCAGCATCATTTTCAGTTACTTGTTTCAATGTTCCAGTTTTACCTTTAAACATGAAGATAGAATATTCAACACCGCTGTATAATTGAGAGATATCGAATGTGTATTCTTGACGACCTTTTTTCTTATGAGACTTTTCACGCTTGTTATATTTTTGCGCTTCATTCTCATTTTCATTAAAAGAGAAAGAATCATCGTAACCTAATTCTGTCCAAGTGTAAGTAGGACTTGCATCAGTTGGTAACGCGTTAGGTGTACCTTCTGTGAAATATAATTTTCGGTTAAAACCATTATAGATTTCTTCATTACCTGTGAATGGAGCCATAATGTATTACCTCACTTTTCATCATTTTTTAAAAATTCTTGTGTTTCATGGGCCACATCTAAAACTTTAGTTTTAAGTTTGCATCGAAGTTTTTCGTTATCAACTAAGTCAACTAAATCTAAAATTAAAACGTGGGATTTCCATAGGTATTCATTGACGATTTCTTTTTCGTCTTTACGCATTAGTAAACCCCTCCATTACCTTCCAGGATATCGTTTCGTTCTTCACGAAGTTGTTTAATGGTATCTAAGTAATGCTTAGACATTAAACCTCTTGTCATTTGAACAGCATCATTTTTATAAGAGTAACTTTCACCATCGGCCCACATTTTTAAAGCAGTCACAATCGCAATCATAGCTTCAACAATAATTAACTGTTGGTCTGACTTTTGTTCTAATGGCAATTGCATATTATATTTATCAAGTGAGTTTTCTAAGTGATCTGAAAGTTCTTGATCTGTATACTGTTCATCAGATATATTAACGTCATCAATCCTAGTTCTTAGCTTCTGAATCAATGTTTGATCAATCATAATCATTCACCACTTGCTAAATATTGATCTTCTAATTCCTTAACAATAGCTTTTTTAATGTCATTTAAATCAGCATAATCGATAAGTTCCTTCAATTTTTCATCGGACAATTCTTTCATAACTGATTTAGCTTTGTTGTGTTGAAGTAAGAAGAATGCTTCAGGAGATAATGAATCATTTTCGTTATAACCTTCAGGTTCTTGACCTTCTAATACAAGTTGCTTACCTAAAATATGAGGATATTCAGTTTGAACGAATTCATATTCCGGCACAGTTAGACGGATTTTACCATCAGCATTAGCCCACTTATTTAAAGGGAAAGCACCTTGAAAGTTGATTGCAAAAAGTTGACCAGCTTTATTAATAAGAACGATTTCTTTTTCAGCCATTCCATTCCACTCCTTTTAGTTATAGAGAGGGGTTATAAGCCCCTCTAACTTTTATTAAACGATTTTGATCATACGAACATATTCAGGATAAAGAACTGTGAAGCCCCACTCTTTACGCATGATGATAGAGAATTCATCGTGTTCACCATCTACGATTTCACGTTGACGGATAGAACCGAAATCATCTACATAACCAGCTTTACGAGTTACGATGAAAATAGTATCATGTTTGATTACATCTACATCATCAGCATCAGTGAATTCTTCTAGCTTAACGATACCAGCACCACGATAAGTACCTAAAGAACCAGTACGCATGATTTCATCTTTTTGTGTATCAGTATAACCAGCGAAATCTAAAATTGGAGCTAATGAAGTGTGAGTACCTACGATAGATACTTGTCCACCTTTTTCAGAAGCAGCATATAACATTTTATCTAAAGTCGCTTTATCTACAGCACCAGTTACTTGAGCTTTGTTTTTACCAGTTGTATCACCAGCATTAACAGCTTCTAACGTAGCGTAAAAATAACGAGCATATTCAGTTAATAGAGCTTCTTGAGCACCACTGATTAATTCACCAACAGCAGAAATACGGCCAGTTTCTAATTGTAGTAAGTGGCAAGCTGGACGTACAGAGAATTCTTCCGGTTGAGCTGCTACAACACCTTGGAAAATTTGAGACTTAGGAACGTAAGAACCTTTAGTAGTACGGTAAGCACGGAATTTACCTTTACGCTTGTACTCAACCTTTTCTAAAAGTTTACGTGGTTTAGTATCAAAAAGTAATGGACGTAAATCATACGCTTGCATTTCCTCTTCTAAATTTTCAGTGATCAATTGAGCTAACTCATTTAAACCTTGTGGTGATTTAGCCATGTTAGCAATACGTTGCTCTAACTTTTTACCAGCTTCATCTAATCGTGAAGCATTTTCATATTTACGTACTTGTTTAATGAACGCGTCTCGTTGTGCTTTTGTGTAAGCCATAATTAATCTAACCTCCTAATTAGTTAATGCGAATAACAGTTTCGCCATTTGCAAATTTTGCTACTACTTTACCTACAGCTGTATCAGTTGTAACTTTTTGGAATTTACCGGTTTTAACTTCAACTTTATCACCAACAGCAACAGTAGATCCTAACTTGTCAGCCATAAGTACGATTTCATAATCTTTACCTACACCTACACGACAACGTTCTTTAGCAGCTAGGTTCAAATCATCATTACCTTGAATTGTGTAAATGACTTTATCAGCTACACCTTCAAATTCAGCGCTATTAGCAGCAACTTCAGCTTCTAAAGTTACATCGTTACGTTTAACAGCAGTTCCGAAAGGCATTGCAACGGCAGCTTTGTATTCACCATGTTTAGTTACGTTTAAATCTTTACGGTAGTAAAATGATACTGGATTTGTAGCCATAATTTTTTAACCTCCTGATTAGTCGTTTTCGATTCCGTCAAGGAAACCGTTTTGTAAATCTAATTTTGTATCGCGTGATAAACCAGCGAATTCTCCACCTTCACCTGATGGTTGAGTACGCTTTGCAGTATCTAAAACTAAAGCGAAGATATCTTCTGACATTGAAGCGAAAGATTCTTTCTTAGCAGCAACTTCAGACTCTTCAAACTTGATATGTTTAGCCATTTCAGTAAAACGCTTTTCAGCTAGTTCAGCTTTTTCTTTTTCAGCAATTTCAGTTTCGAAAGCTTGTACCTTTTGGTTAGCTTCTTCTAAACTTTTGTTAGCTGTTTCTAACGTTTCAGTTAGAGTAGTTTTTGCAGTTGTTAGATCTGCAACATCTTTTTGTGCTTTCTCAAGATCAGCAGTAACTTTTGTTAAGTTATCAGCTTGTACTTTTGCAGCAGTTTCCATTTGTCCAATCTTTTGTAGAGCTTCTTCTAATGTCATTTTTCCATGACCTCCTTGTTTGTGTCGGTTAGCTACTTCTAATGAAAAAGAAAATGGGTTTGCTGGATCATCAACCACAGCACTTCCAATGAAGTTAACGCCTTTTAAAACTCTAACTCCACCTTCAGCAATTTCAGAATGTTGATATTTACATTCCATACTGAAAGATAACTCTCCATTATCATGAAGTTGCGCCATTTCAGCAGCGATTTCAGGGTGTCTAATTTTCCAAACCCTAGCAGTCGCTACTAGGTGAGTAATATCACCATCCGTTTGAAGTTCTGAAGCAATATGCGTTCCAATGATTTTTGCAGCATCGCCCAACTTAGGAAAGTCTGTTACAGAATGTCCAGTAGGGAGATTTATGAAGGAAGGAACGATAATAAGCGGTTCATTAACAATAGATTTTTCAGCTGCTTCTAACTCTTCTTTAGTAAATAAAGCACCATTAAAGTTAGGTATAGAACTAGCTAAAATGTACTTAATGTCAATGTGTTCTTTGTTATTGGCAAGCTCTAACTTGTTAACTTTGCTTCTAAATACTTTAGGCATTTTCGTTCACCTCCCCTCATTGATCCATACCATCGGACGAAGGTTTCTTGTCCTGGTTAGGCTTGTCAGGGTTAGAATCTTCAGCCGGTCTACCACCATCATTATTAGATAATGTAGAGGACATTTGACGCGGTTGAATATCAAATTTAGTTTTCTCTTCTTTGATTTCACCTTGTTCATGCTCTAACTCATAACCGGATTCAGCAGCATAAGTATCAGCTGAAATGATTCCATCTAGGTATAAATCACGAAGAATAGCATGTTTGATTTTTTCATCATT